GGAAGATCTTTAAGGATCCTCTAAACCACCTCGACTATTTGAGATGGACCCATCCACGCTTTAGTGCTAGGGCGTGGCGCCTAACGGTAATGAGCAAATGCTCGTTATCCCCGAGGAGAGGAAAGAGGCGACGATTCCAACCGTCGCCAGACTGCCCCTCGAGCCTGTGCAAGCACTTGTACAATGCAGCTACCGAGTCCTTTAACGGATCCGGTCTCCGCACGGGTTTCGGAACCCAAGTCCGCACGTCGTTACTGTGCGTACTCACATTCCAACGCCCTGGCGTAGAAAACTTGCTGTATGTCTTCCACGACAGTCCGCCTAGTTCCTGGGCAGACACCGGTAATGCGCCAAGGAGTCCTTCTACGAACTCCCTAATCGCACGTGCGGTGCGCCATAACCCGCGGGTATAGAAACCGTTGGCCATGGCTACCCAAGAGACTATCGACTCACTTTCCGTCCTATCAGGCGGACTAAACCTGCAGTAGACAGGAGTAACATCCTGCCCATCGTAGGCGTCCGTACCGCAAGACTCACGGAACTTACCGTTCCAGAAAGACTTGCGGCTGTTGACCTTAAAGCCAAAGGCTTCGAGGCCAACACAGATAGATTCTGCCTCGTCCGCGGGGACAATCAAGTCATCCCCGTAGACGTACACTTCGCGACCGTATTTCTTGATCGCGTTGTGCGTTACTGGTAGACCGCGTTCTCGCAACCTAATCGCGACAATGGCAACGAAGAATGCCAAAGCCTCGACCGGGAAGCAGAGTGCCGACCCCATCGACGCGAACTTCTTAAGCGGGACGACAGTCCCGTCAGGAAGTCGTGCGCTCCTGCTACGACACGCATCAATAGCCTCCCACATGTGTGGGAGTGCCGCGAATAGTGCTTTGGCATGAGCGTATGAGACACGATCAGAAGCCTCTTTCATATCAAGCGTCGCAAGACGCCCAGTACGGGAGGACTCCAATGCTAACCGCTGGTTCACCGTCTGGTCGGAAAAGTTTATCCTTCCGGCCGTAAGTGGGGACCCACGTTCTATAAGTGGGACCAAAAACCGCATCAAGCCCTGCTGCACAAATTGCATGCAGCTAGGCTCAATTGCGATAACACGCGGGGTCTTCATAGTTTTGGGGACGAAGACGACCTTAACAGGCCGCTCTTCGTTTTCTGGGACCAGATCAGGTCGAGATGCGACCACTTCCTCTAGCATCGCTGCTGAGTTGTGAACCGCGTGGTCGGAGTAGCTGAAGAGCCGCTCTAACCGCTCGTACCAGGCGCTGAAGGTCCATCTCCTGTTGGAGGTGAAGCCTTCTGCCGTCGCGCCTGGACCGTGGTGTCCGACGATGGACTCTGGGCTGAAAGGCCCTTGTCCAGCGTTATGGACGCTCCGAATAACCACCTCAGCCACTTGACTGAAATAACTACCCGGATCATCGAAACCATCGGTGATTTGGTCTTCGACATCGAGATATCCCCGGATGGCCTTGGCCTGTCTCTTCTCAGAGGCAATGGCCCAGGACTTTTTGTGGAGTAGGCAGAACTGCCGTACCACGAAGACAACGTCCGGAGATGGACTTTCAACGAGACTACCAGCAGCGTCAAAGAGCAAAGACAGGAAACCTCCGAGAAATCGGGGGGGCCCGTGCCGCCCAATCCTGGCAAAACCAGGAAAGTCGGCTTGGTCTATCCAGCCTCGCGCAAGACTTCTTTCGAAGCTCGAGCAAAAGTCTGGGAGGGTAATCGTGAGAAACGAGTCACCCTCACTCAAGACGCGTTCCCGTAACCGTAAAAGGTCGCGGGAGGGGTCGACAGAGCACTGCTTGCCCAACTCGGTGAGCAAGATCTCGGAGAGTTGCGTTCGGCTTTTCATCACTCCTCCTATTAGAGTAGGTGAATCCTAGTCGACCGACCCTCAGCCGTCACACGCGCGCTGAGCAGTTGCCGTCAGGTCTCGCCCACGAGAACCTTCAACAGGTTCGTGGACGTGGACCAGCCGGTGAGTCCGAGAGCGATGTCCTTCACCTCGGCGTTGGTGTAACCCAGAATGGGCACATCCATGACGAGGTAGACGGACGCCGAAACACGGACGTTGTTGGCCACCACCAAGGGGTCGGTGACGAGCTTCTGGTTGTCGACGCGGACCGTGAAACGGTTTCGCGTCGAGCCGAAAGTTCGGCCGATCTTCAAGGCGTAGGCGTGGTCGTCCTTTTTGTAGGTCGACTGATTGGCCTCGGCGGAGATCCGCGCGAGGCTCTGAGCGACAGCGTTGACGGTGATCGACTGCGGGTCAGCAAACATGCTGGTCTCCAAGTTGGTTGTTGTTTTTGTTGGACAGCAATTCCGTGAAGGAACTACGGTCAAAAGCGCGACCGGCTCATACCGAGCGCGCCGAGGATCGACGCTTGATAACCGGAGAGGCCACCAAAGGTCATTCCGAAGCCAAAAGGAGAGGCGTTAGAGCGCATCTTGAGTTCTCGACGGACGACGTGAGTCGCCATCGCCGAGCCCGCAGGGTAGCCTCCGAAAGCCCCGTGGCCTTTACCCCACGTCGTTTGGACCGTGACATTGGTTTCCTCTGTCGAAGTCCGCATGATATAGGCGTATTTGGCCACCGTATTGTCGACTGCATTCTGAGACATGTTGGAAAACACATCTCCAGCACTATTGAACCAGTCGTTCAACCACGACCAAGGCATAAGCTCCCAAGCCAAAGACGGCGTTAGATTACCACCGTACAAGGCCCGAGTAGCTCGCTTCTTCCACTCCAGCGTCCCGATATTCGGGACGTAGTACTGAAAGCGCCCGACGAACCAGATTTTCTCCGAAGAGGATACGATCTGGGTCCGCACGGACCTACCGCCACCGTATATTATCGGAGTCGGCATCAGATACCCGAAAGGCCCATTAACACTGGACACCGTCGAGGTAGATGAAGTGGAATCCTGTAGTACACGCCTTCTGTAAAGACTCTGGCCGTTGTCACGCCGGAGTCGGTCGAGCCTCTTGTCAATGTCGAGCGTGAGCTCGTACATCCCCTGGAGGTCCTTCACAAAAGGAACCCAGCCGAACTGCGCGTTCAGGTACTCATTCCCAAGCGCGCGGAACGTTGCAAGACGGCGAAGCATCCTGCCCGGTAATCCCTTGAGTGACCCTTTCAAGACGCCTTCTGATGGGCGTCCCAAAAGGGGCACTTGGGGAAGTTGCCTAAGCTCACCAAGGAATTGGCCAGCGTTGGCGACCGGATTGCCGGGACGAGCACGTGCCCAACCCTTCGCTCCCCATCCGTTCATCGAAGATGCTTCGGACGAGTACGAAGGATCGGAGGCCGGACCGGCCGGTGGGCTACCAATGTAACCCACAGGCGCGGCAAGACCTCCGTGCTGATTACCTCCATAAGTGTATGAAGGCAACCAAGCAGTGGTAAAGATGTTCTCTCGTTTCACAACGAGAAAACCTCCACCACTTGTGTAGACGCCTTTACGACGCCCATTGGACACGCTGTGTACCAAGTGCTGCTGACGAACGTTATACCCCGTGTGAGGAGTATTAAACGCGTACCCCAGTGCTTGGGGAGTCGCGCTATAGTTCATCGGCATTGCGGTAAGCTCCTTCTGACAAGGGGAGTTTGGCCTACAGTCCAC